TTGCATCTGCAGTTTCTTGTACACTTAAATCTATTAATCTTACTCTTGGTTCAAATTTTTCTATAGTTTCTTTTAACGTTCTTTCCATAGCAATTTTTACTGCTGAGGAAAAATTTTCAAACATCAAAGAATGTATTTGTGTGCCTATTTCCGGATGAAAGGGCCTTTCAAAATTTCTAGTTTGTATTAAATGTTTCAGTGCAGTTTTTACTGCTTCCTCGTCGGTTTTTAGATAAATGTCTTTGGTAAAAGGATTAACCTTAAAAGAAAGATCTATATCTGAAAATTGTTTAATGTTTTTTGTATTAGCCATATGTATATTTATTATGCTAAATTAATTAAATTTGGATAAACCGACGCATGATTTACAAATGTCTGAACCGGAGCAAAATTAGATCTAACAAGATTTCCATTATCTGTAAGGAAAGCAATATGAATCCAAGCAGATCTTAATTTATTACTGCCCTTTTCAAAAGTATATTCTAATAGTACTTGACGATATGGAACATTGGTAATAATCCATTCTGCAATATCTTTATAACTAGATTTACTTGTATTCGTAAATTTAATATCTGCAGCTGCACCTAGCCCGTGATCGCTTCTATTTGTACCCGCTCTAAAACCACTATTAATTTTCATATCGGGATACTTTGCTTTAATAGGATCAAGACAATTTACAACTATTTGTTTTAAATTGCAGACTATTTCTTGTTCAGTTAAACCGCGTTGAGCAACTAATCCGCCATCTTGTAATAGATCGCCAAGAGTGAATATTCTATTATCTTTATTGGATAATATAAATGATCTTGGAAAATATTTAAACTGTTGTATTTCAGTGCAATCGCACGGAAATATTTTTCCAGGATTGCCTGTACTATTTCCTATATTTCTTGTAGGTGTTGTTGTCGAAGTTTTTGGTTGTATCTTTTCGTTAATAATGCCTTGCTTTGCAAGTGTTTTCCTATAATCATCTGAACCTTCTTCTCCAGAATCAAATAAGTAATTTGATTTTGCTATTATCTCTCTTTGTAAAACTGGTATTGCTGCAGTATCGGGTGTTTTCTTATCAGGTGGAGATAATACTGCTAATGCTAAAGCTTTAATAGTATTTGCACCCATTTTAGTTTTAACTACAGCTGCATCTAATAATAAAGCAATTCCTCCACTAATACTAAATGTACCTGAAGAACCAGATTGCATACTAAAATCTTTACTTGCTTTTTGCGTAATAGATCCGTCTTTTGCGTAGATATTAATATTTTTACCTTGAATATTAATAGATCCTTCTGAAACTAAATCCAAACCCGTTTTTGCTGACACTAATAATGTTTCAGATATAAGACCCAATGTGCCTGCAGTTTGAACTGTAGTATCTCCGTGTCCTGTTACAGACGCAGAACCTTCTATTTCTATTGAAGCATTATCTTTAACAAGAATATTTGTCCTGCCCTCAACTGTAAGATTATGTGATCCTTTTACAAAGGTAAAATTATTGCGATCCATTATCTCGTAATTTTCACCTATGGTTTTTCTAACCATTGTACCATTGACATCTATTTCCATGTATGTTCCCGATTTGTGGAACACCTGTATTCTTTCTGCGCCCGGGGTACTATCTAATTCTATTACGTGACCCGCTTCTGTTTCTATAACTTGATTATACGGGTATCCTGCTCCATATGCAGGTGCGGGTTCATCCCAAGTTTGTGTTGTTCTGGCCAAAGAAATATTATCTATTTTTTTATTTTCTTTAATCTTAAAAACATTATGAGATATATCTCCTACCGCCAACTTATTAACATCTGTCAACCCATTATAATCATATCTAGGATATTTTTTATTTGGATCAGTAAATCCTGTTATATTTTTAAGATCATCATTGTTCTGAGCACCCGTGTTATTTGTAGTAGTTGTGCTTGGTAAAAAATTTCCTGTATCTTCAAAAGACTTTAAAAAATCTGTAGAATCTCCGCCCAATGCAGAATTGCCTACTATAAAATATTCTTTTGCTTTAATTCCTGCAGTATCTTTTTTGTTTAGCTTGTCCGCATTATTAACACCCATGACATGAGCAGTTGCAAGTAAGCCTCCCACAACTTGATAATTATCTGTTTCAGATATTTTGCCTTGGCGTATCAATGTATTATAATTATCTTGTGTTAATTCAAACATAACTACATCTTGTATAGCTTCAGTATTCAAAAATGCTGTTTTCGATGTTGCTGCATTTTTTCCAGTCCAATTGGTATTATCATTTAAAATTGCAGGGTCAATGATATCAGAATCAGTTCTTTTAATATAACCTAAATCTATTAAGGTCGAAATACTAATTTGATATTTTCCCAACTCACTTTTTGATCCTACCTTAGTATAATCTCTGCCGGATACTTTGTTAGATATTGCATCAAATAAAACAGTTAAGTCTCTGGAAGTTAATGGTTTAAGCGTTTCTCGTTCGTTTGTTAATTGTGTAGGTGTTAATATTGGTTTACCATCATTACCATATAGTATATTATTATTTCCATCTTTAAGTACGCCCGCTGCATTATCTAGTTGTTCTTGTTTCTTTGTAGCATTTATATTTGTTGCAGGTTTTCCTGCAAGTGTTCCCATTATCATAGGACTCTGAGAATTTTCTCCATCTAAAAATATCCCCATTACCCAAGTACCAGGAACAATGCCAATAGGAGTACTACCTACTCCAGATGTTGCTGCAGAAGTAATAGATTGTAATGGGATTGCCCACGGTAGATCGGATGTTGGTAGCAAGGTAGTGTCTGCAGAATGAACACCAAATATTCTAACTCGACATCTACCTAGTTTTTCGGGATCGTCTCTATCCTCAACTACCCCAGTCCACCAATGTGCTATATTACTATTTGTCATTTATCATCTATGTTTTTAAATTTATTTGAAGCAAACGAATTCTTTGTTACCGTCATACTTATAAAATGCGTCGATGGATTTATTTTATGGCATAAATTTGTTATCAAATAATTGCCAGAATATAAATCATCATTTTCTGCACTATTTTTTTCATCAGAATATACTATAGTCCCTGTTGGAACTTTAATATTCATTAGTGCCCCTACATTAACATCTGTTCTCCCGGGTATAACTAAATTCATTTTAAAATTATCCAATTCTAATAAGTTAGATCTTCTATTACCAAAAATATTTTTATGTTCTACATCAAAATTATTAGAAACATCATTGAATAATTTTTCATGACTATAATTTACATTTAAAAATCCTAGAGGATTTCTTATTGTAGTTACATCAAATAATGGGACTGTTTTTCCTAATTCCGTATGAGAATAATTATTGAACTTTGTCCCGTGATCATAGTCCACAATTTCATACTGTTTATTATATAAATCGATATTCAATACTCGATTTGCCAGATATCCCGACATATTGTTTAGCAATTGATCAAAATTTCTTTCAATATTTAAAGATTTAATTGCCAAAATAGATTTGTGTATTTCATCTCTAGGTAATGTATTAATATACGATTCAGAATAAACATAATTGCCTATTGAGAACGCATCTGGATTTTTAAAAATAGTATCTGTATTTGAAAAATAAAATCCCGATCCTGTTTCCCAAAATAAAAAATTAGCTGCAGAATTATTTAAAGGCAAAGATCTTCCACAAATCCAATTTATACATTCTAACGGAGTCCATCCTGGACTTACAAATTTAAGCTTATTTGCTGTCTCAGTTAATATAGAAAAAGTGGCAGGAGTCTCATCTGGAACATTTTCAGAAATTTTAATATTTCTAGGTGTTTTTAAATATTCTAAAAATATTTGCGCAATTATTTCTTCAGGTTTTCCTTCAAATGATCTATAGATTGGATTGTGTATACTCTTAAACGCTTCAACTGATGAAAAATTTAATTGATATACTTTGGTACTTCCATCTTTAGCATAAGTTAAATCTGTAATAGAATAAACTCTAAACAGTTTTGAAAAATTACTATCGGCATCAAATGTAGGAGTTCTAAAATCTACAAATAATATTTCTTCTCCTATTAACGGAAAATCTCTTATTAAATTTTTACTATCAGTAAGAGTAATACTACCCGTCATAACTTGCGAGTAAATACTTTCATAGATATTTAATTCTACAAGATAATCATTTAAACTTATAAACTTATTTTGTGTAGGTGAATATAAAATAAGTTGTTGTATTATTACATCGCCGGGATTTTTAAAAATTTCTTCAGACATTATGCGTTAATAAATTTTTGATAATTGTTTATAACGTCTTGAACAATTTCAGGTTTTATAAGTTTAATACTTCTGTACGATTCATTTTTAATTTGTTCTACATCATAGTTGGTATCGTAATTAAAAATAGTTTCAGACTCTTGATAAGATACAGGCACATTTATTCCATCTTCATCCGGACTTTCTATTATTAATCTTTTTGGATTTTTGTGAGTTGAATCCTCAGTTAATACAAAAAATGTTTCTACTTGATATCCTTTAATATTCTTTGCTCTATTTTTAGTAAATACATTATTATTTCCGCCATATTTTGATGATACGGTTTTTAATAAATTTTCTTCAGATATAGGCCATTCAAATCTAGGGTCAATAACATTATTAGTCATTAAAACTAACCAATGTAAATTTTCAGAACCATAAAATTTAAAGGCAACTTCTTCGGGGGTTTCTCCGTGTTGTACATCATATAGCTCAAAATACGATACATTTTCTTGAAACTCTTTAGATAAAATTACTCGTTTAAAAATATCTACAACTACTTGCTCAGTATCGCCATCATCTAAAGTGTATGATATTCTAGGAAAGGTTTCAAAAAGATTAGTAGCCATACTTTTCTATTCCCTCTTTTGTCATTTGCTCTAACTCTCTAAATGTTAGTACCAATCCAATTTCTACGGGAGAACCATCTTCGAATGTAGTAAATTGTTCTCCGCCATAATCTACCTGCATATCAGTTAATGCGCATCGGGCAAATTTATGCAAATAATCATTTTCTTTATCTTTAAAAAAATATTGAATATCAAATTCGGAAGGATATATGTAAAACAATTTTCCGCTTGATATCTCGGGATGCATATGTTTTTTAAACTGATTAATTATTGCTCTAATTTTTTCTGTTTCTTGTTGACTCTTTGGAAAAAATTTGTATCTAAAATTAAAGCTTCTGTAATCAACGGATTCAAATAATACTTCTCTAAAAGGATTGGTTCTAGTTTTTGTTGATAATTGTAATAGATTATCCAATGTCCCGCCACCGCCAGGATTTAGAGAAGGTAATTTTATTAACCCTGCAAGTATTCTTTGTTGCAATTCTGGAACCATATCTTTTAAGGTTCCGTTTGCCTGTGCAAAAGATCCCTCAACTAGTCCTCCAGTAAGAGCTCCTAATTCTTTGTCGGAATAATTTGCACCATATCTAACACTAGGTTTATCTTCTATGTGTAATGTTATTACTTCTTTTAATCTAGATGTACTACCGGATGCAAATTGTGCAGAAGGAGTCGATTTATACATCTCAACTGCTATTCTTGCAGCACCTGCAGCAAGTAAAGTTTTTGCTGCACCTTTTGCTGAAAATCCTGTCGCAATACCAGATAACACTCCGCCCGCTAAAACTAATTTTCCTACG